CAATAGAGGTACTGCTGATAATGGTATCTTTATGTGGGATGAATCTGTTGATAAGTTTACATTAGGATTAACAACAGCAGATGGTAGTGCTACAGGCAATATTACTCTTAATTCACTTGGTACTTTAGTTGCTAACATAGAAGGTAATGTTACTGGTGCAGTTACAGGAACTGTATCTAGTTTATCTAACCATGATACTGATGATTTAACAGAAGGCTCTAACCTTTATTATACGCAAGCAAGATTTGATTCTGCTTTAGCTGCTAAGTCTACAAGTGATTTATCAGAAGGAACTAATCTTTATTACACTGATGCTAGATTTGATACAAGACTAGCAAGCAAAGATACTGATGATGTATCTGAGGGAACAACCAACCTTTACTATACAACAACAAGATTTGATTCTGCTTTTAGTGGTAAATCTACATCTGATTTATCAGAAGGCTCTAACCTTTATTACACTGATGCAAGAGTACAGGCTATTTCTATTAATAATGTTGTAGAAGATACAACTCCTCAGCTTGGTGGTAACTTAGACTTAAATTCAAGTGATATAACAGGTACTGGTGATATTAATATTACAGGTACTATTACTTCTTCAGGAAACATAACAGGTACACTAGCTACAGCAGCTCAACCTAATATTACAAGTGTTGGTACGCTTACAGGGTTAACAACTTCAGGCGATATAAACTTTGGTGATAACGACAAAGCAGTTTTTGGAGCAGGTAGTGATTTAGAAATTTATCATAATGCTAACACTTCATTTATTACAGAAAGTGGTTCTTCTAATTTAAAAATTGGTGGTGAAAATTTATATTTACAAAACACAGCACATAATGAAAACTATTTAGCAGCTATCGCAAATGGTGCAGTCACACTTTACTACAATAACTCAGCAAAACTAGCTACAACCTCAACAGGTATAGATGTAACAGGTACAGCCACATTTAGTTCAGGTTTTACTTCTAATGCATCTTCAACAATTACTACAGCCGATAACCTTGAAACGCTTTCACTTATATCTACAGATACAGATGCAAATGTTGGTCCTGTTTTAGGTTTATATCGTAATAGTGCAAGTCCAGCAGATAATGACACCCTAGCAAGAGTGAGTTTCTTTGGTAACAATGATGCTGATGAAAAAATAACCTATGCTCAATTTGCTGCAACTTTAAAAGATGTGACTGATGGCACAGAAGATGCAAGTTTAAAAATCGGTGTTACGTCATCAGGTTCATTTAATAATAGATTAGATTTTCTTGCAACGGAAACAGTATTTAACGAAGATTCTAAGGACTTAGACTTCCGAGTTGAGTCTGATGTCAACAGCCATGCTCTATTTGTTCAAGGCTCAGATGGTTATGTTGGAATTGGAACTGATAATCCTTCAACACTATTACATTTATCTGCTGCTAATGACCCAATTATAACTTTAACAGATACAGGCTTTGGAGCTTCTGCTGATATTACAGGCTCAAATGGTAATTTAAGATTAAACAGTCAAACAGCTACTATTTTTGATATGGCAGATAGTGAGGTTGCTAGATTTGATGCATCAGGCAACTTGTTAGTGGGTCAAACTACTGCAAGTAGTGGAACTGTTGGAACGAGTCTTCGTGCTGATGGTAGAACCTTCTTTTGTGCTGATGGTAATTATGCTGCACATTTTAATAGGAATACATCTGATGGAGCTATTGTTCATTTTGCAAAAGACGATTCAATAGTTGGAAGTATTGGTGCTAGTGGCGGTGATTTAATTGTCGGTACAGGTGATACTGGACTATATTTTTATGATGGTGCTGATACAGTTATTCCTTGGAACATTACATCAAATAGTGCTAGAAATGGAAGTATTGATTTAGGTGCTTCTTCTCATAGATTCAAAGACCTCTACCTTTCAGGTGGTGCTTATATAGGCGGTACAGGTTCAGCAAACCATCTTGACGATTATGAAGAAGGTACTTATATCCCAACTTGGACTACTGTTACTGGTAATCCAGCAAGTTATAGAAATGCTGATAATACTTCTAACACTTCAACAAATGGATTATCCTATGTAAAAATAGGCAGACAAGTAACAATTTCAGGTGCTGTATTTTTTAGTTCAGGTAATTCAATAAACAACCAAAGACCGTTTATGACTTTACCTTTTGCAGCAAAATTGTATTCTGTTAACGGAGTTATATCTTCTTATAAGACTGGAACCATTGAAGATGTGCATTATTTGAACTACTCAGGATCAACTTTAATCAACTTATTTAAATTAGATAGTTCAGGCAGTCATGTCGCTTTTGGTGGAAATGGTGCTATAGAACTTTATATAAATATTACATATCAAGCAGCATAACAATTTAACTAATATACCTAGTGGATTCTAGGTACGGACAAAAGGAGAAAATAGAATGGCAATAACAAAAGAAATAATAGAAGATAAAATAGAAGTTGTAGGAGACTACAAAGCTATTCAAGTAAGAACAGCTACAGTCATCAAAGAAGATGGTGTAGAGCTTTCAAGGTCTTTTCATAGACACGCATTAGAATGTGTAAGCTCTGTAAAAAATGATGACGATAGTTGGACTCATACAGATACAGACATATCTGGAGAGTCTACAGAGGTTCAAGGTATAGCTGCAACAGTTTGGACTGATGAAGTTAAAGAAGCCAAAAAACTTGCTAATGAAAGTTCATCATTATAATTTCTTAGTATATAATTTAATTTTAAATAACTTATAGGAGAGTTAAATGAGTAAAGAAGAAAATAAGATGGAAAACCAAGAACCAGTAATAATTACATTTAATGGCACTGAATATAGAGCTGCTGATTTAAATGAAGAGCAAATGGCACTAGCTGCTAAGCTAAACATTGCTGGTAAAAAACTAGCTAGACTGCAAGAAGCATACGATGACTATGTCATTACTGATGAATACAAGAATCTTTGTATCCAATCATTTGATAGAGCTATCAATGCTGAAGATGTAGCTGAGGTGGTTGAGGAAGAATAATGGCTGCTCGTAAGACCGCTAATGATGTACATTCAGACCTGAGGGTTCATGAGAAAATGTGCGAAGAACGATGGAAAACTATTTATAGAAAAACTGATGATCTACAAGCATCAGTAAATAGTATGAAGGGTTGGTTATTAGCTGGTCTTACAACAATAATTATTAGCATGTTTATGCTAGTCCTCAGGGGTTTAATTTAATCTAAATTAATATATGATAGACAAACTTATCGAACCAGTTAGTAACATTTTGGATAAATTTGTTGCTGACAAAGATTTAAAAACAAAACTATCTCATGAACTTGAGAAGGAAATTATTTCGCTTAATAGAGCACAATTGGAAGTTAATAAAGTTGAAGCACAACACAATAATGTATTCGTTGCAGGCTGGCGCCCATTTATTGGTTGGTGTTGCGGTCTATCACTCGCTTATCATTTTATTATAGAACCAGTCATACAATATATTCTTATTGTTTATGGAATTCAATTTGAAACACCTGAATTTGATTTTAGCCAACTATCTACAATCGTTATGGCTATGCTTGGTATGTCCACATTACGTACATACGAGAAAACAAAAAAGTAAAATGAAAGATCTTGTAAAAGAACGATTAATACAATGGGAAGCATTAGTGTTGAAGCCGTATGAATGCTCTCAAGGTTATACAACAATTGGCGTTGGAAGAAATCTTGAAACGAATGGTATATCAAAAGATGAGGCTATGTATCTTTTAGATAATGATATTAATAGCGTAATACAAAAATTAGATAAGCAATGGCCGGTATGGAATACGTTTCCTGAAAATGCAAAAACTATTATTATAGATTTAGTATTTAATATGGGCATAAATACGTGGCTTTCATTTCGAAAAACCAGGGCTTATATGGAATTAGGAGAATGGGAAAAAGCAGGTAAGGAATTATTAAATTCTAAATATGCACAACAAGTAGGGAGACGTGCAATATTTAATTCAGAAGAGTTAAAAAAATGCCAACTAAAAGTTCAGACGAACATCAAAACAATTCTCGAATAGGAGCATTTGCAGAATCTTTAGTACAGACTTTTTTGCTGGAATATTGCGACTTCTGCTTTCCATGCCAAGACAAACATCCGGCTGATCTAATATGTGAGCTTGGGCCCGCTATGTATACTGTTCAAGTTAAAGCAAGAAGCAAAACACCAGAAGGTAAATATGTTTTTGTTTCTGATAATTCTAGGAATCAAAGTCAAATATATAAAAACTATCATTGCGATATTCTTGCTTTTGTGTTTATGCCGGAAAAACGTATTTTATTCAAATCTAATTGCAGCTCGCAAACCTATTTTACATTTGATAAAAAAATTATTACTGATACTTTAGAAATAGACTCATTTCATGAAACGCTTCAAAACTTATCATCAGTTCCTGTTGTTCGACCGATCATAAGTGAGGCTGATTAAAATATGGAGATATTGAGTAAGGAGTAGTATTATTTTATTATCAGCCTCTTAATCATTCTACTTTAAACGCTTCTAAGTTAATACGAATAAATACATATAAAAAGGTATACAATTATATATTTACTCAGTATAATTATTTTATGTTAAATAAAAATAAGGAGTTAAATAACATGACTAGATACACACTACAAGTTCAACTACCTAGCTTAGGCTGGGTAACAGCTTTAAAAACAAATGAAATGGTTTTAATGGTTATGAAAAAAGTTAATTTAGAAAATGCAGGTCATAAAGTTAAAGTAATTAAGGAGAAGAAGTAATGGACTTTCAAATATTATTAATACTAGCTTTCATGGCGGCTTGCTTATATGCAGTTGCTTTAATTATTAAAGATAAGGATGGTAAATAATGGATATACATTTAAACGAAGTAGGTACAACTAAACCATTGATCTTAACTAAAAGATCCATAAGAGGTTATTACAAAGATTTTCTAACTGGTGAAACTAAGGTGCAAGCTAATGATCGAGAATACTCGGTAAGAGATTCTTTAACTGAAATACAATATTTAATGGGGGTAAATAGATGAATCTTAACTTAAGCCAACGTAAACTAAACAAACAAGAAGTAACTTTTTTATTATGGTTTTTATCTATAACACCTGATAATCCAATTGAAAATCCAATTGAAGATACTGTATTTAATTTTGACGGCATTGAATATACAGCAGTAGATTTTAAAAATCTATTTGTTAAATTAAAAGCAATTCAAAAATCTTATCAATCATGATTCCAGTAGAAGAAATAGCAACAATTGTTAAGTGGTCACAAAACATTAAAATATTAGAAATTAATAATTGGGGAGATCATAAGTATACAAAAATTATATTTAACGACGGCACTATTAAAGTAACTGATAGACATGTAGGTAAAGAAGAAGAAACGCATATTTATCCGTCTGATTTAACATTAAATGAAATAGCAGATTTATATTACAGGAGCAATAATGGTAGGTAAAAAAACACGATACGATCAAGCAAGCTGCTCAACATTACCATATATAAAAGGTATCAGCCAGTATCAATCAAGAAATGAATGGCTTGATGTAGCTATAAAAGCAAGTGAAGGCGAATTGCCTGAACAAACCCCTCAGCTAATGCTTCAACGTATGGGAGATTTATTAGAGCCGGTTTTGTGCGAAGAGGCTAAAAATATATTAGGCCTTGAAAGCGTAAAAGTAGATTATGAGGAACCTGTGATGCACCCTACATTACCCCTAGCAGGTTCCTTAGACGCTACCGGCATTGCACATGAATTAACATTTAAAAATGGTGAATACGACCACGTAATTATTCCAGAGCAAGAAACAATTGTATTAGATGGACCTGGCGTAATTGAATGTAAAGCAACTCGTAATTCTGGCACTAATGATCTTGAAGAATGGCGAGGCGTATTGCAAGCTAAAGGTTTAATGGAATGCACTGGCTATAGCTGGGCTGCCGTTATTGTATTATGGCAATCAACAGATTTTAGAATTTATTTATATTCGCGTAAGCCTGAATTTCAAAAAGAGCTATCAGCAATAGTATTAGATTTTGACTACAGAGTTAAGCATAAAGAATATTATGCGCCTTCATCAAGTAATGATGCTAACGTTGTATACAAAAATGTTAATAAAGATATAATAACTTTAGGACGTAGTGCTGATATGTTTTGTGAAGAAATTATTAAAAAGAAAGAACATATAAAAGAATTAACAGAAGACATTAATAATCTTGAATTAAAATTAAAGAAATTTATACAAGATGCAGATGGAGGTCAAACAAATCAACATACAATAATGTGGCCTATGATTAATTACAAAGCACAACCAGAAAAAATAACGCCAGCTAAAGAAGCTAGGCAAGTAAGAGCTAAGACTCTAAGGATTAAAAAACATGGATGAGAATCAAATGAAAGCTGTATGGGTTAAACCTGAAACGCATAAGATCTTAAAAGAATACTGTGATCAACACGGTAAAAAAATGATTTTTGTCGTTGAGCAATTGCTTAAAGAAAAATTAAAAGATAATGTCTAAATGGCATGGAGGTAAAGGAAGTAAACGCAGGCCAGAAGATAAAAAAAAAATAAACAATAATTGGGACAAAATATTTAATGCCGGAAAAAATAAAAAAGTCAGTAAAGATAAGAAATAAAAATACGGGCAAGTATGAAATAGAACATCATTATTTAAAAAATAGATCAATTGAAGAATTAAAAACTTTAATTAACAATACAAGCACGCGGCCAAAAATTAAATTAAAAGCCTGTAGAGAATTAATTAAGAGAGGCAAAATTGGTTAACAGCAGAAATAAAGGTGCAGCATTCGAAAGAAAGATTGTTAACTATTTAAAAGAATTATCTGATGAACATAATGCTGATATACACATTACAAGAAATTTTGAGCAGCTATATAAAAAAGGAGAATGTGATATTAATTTTTTAAACTATGCAATTGAATGCAAATGTTATGCTGAAGGTAAAGGTTATAAATCTGGCTGGTGGGATCAAGTATGTGTATCGGCCGGCGATTCAAGAATTCCGGTTTTAGTTTATAAATATAATAGAAGTGCAATTGAAGTAGCTATGCCGTTTTGGTCTATTATGAAAGATGAGCCAAAAGATAATAATAAAATTTTTACTTGCAAATGGGAAGATTTTGTAGATATAATAAAAAAAAATACAATTTTCCAAGCTTATGTCAACAGAGACAAATAAAGATTTACGATTCTCAGAGTTCTGTGTTTTAGAATATTTAGATTATTTAGAAACCGACATGAGAATCAAACTAAGTTTTGATGAGTATGTATCTGAGTTTAGATATGTACTAATTGAAAAATGGCGCAATGAAGCGCAACCAATATTACATTAAAGGAGTAATTTATGGATATTTTGGGTATTAATACGAGTGGTGAAAATGTTTTTATTAAGCATAGCAGCACAGATAAATGTTGGATGGTAGGAGAAGAGGCTCATCAAGATATAGTTCATATTCTTATTGATCCAGCTAGTATACAAACTGGCTGGGGTATATACGAAGGTGGCTATAGCTGGGAATGGGACGATAAGCCAGGTGTTTCTAAAGGACAACCTACTTCAGAACATAAAAGAGCATTCAGTGTTTGGATGTATACTAAAGAGCACGGGTCTAAGTTATGGCGTAGATTTAGCTGGGGCGAAAGTCAAGGCTTTAATTCAATGTGTGCTACGTTCTGGAATGATATAAAAGCAAATCCTGGAAAAGTTGTACATATGAAATATACTGGAGCTAAAGTCGAAAAGTTCAAAGTAGGTCAAGCAGCTATACCACAATTTGAATTTGTTAAATGGGCTGATAAGCCTGCAGATTTTGTTACTAACGATGTTGACATGCCTTTAGAGCAAGCTGCTACACAAGTTAATAATGATTTTAACTTTGTAATGGACAATCAAACTCCAGAATCGGGTGATCCTAGATTTGATCCATCGGCAAAACCTTTAACTGAAGACGATCTACCGTTTTAATCATGAGAGAAGTCAACTTTGTAGAGTTGGCTCCCCGTGTAGGTCTTCATTTATTAGGAAAACCGACAAAAGAATCCAGCACAGAATATAGATGGGGTACTAATGGAAGTTGGTGCCTCAATCTTGAAACTGGATTATTTTTTAGTTTTGAATTAGATGAAGGAGGAGGAGTTATATGGTTAATCGACCACTTTAATCAAAACAGAAATGATATATTAAATATGTACAGTCCAGACATCAATGACATACCGGTAACTAAAACATATAAACAATATAATCAACAACAAATGCGCTCGTTAGCACAAGAGGCTGTTGTATTACTTAAATACACAGATTCTTTTGTAGTAATGAGGTTTGCAGATAATCATTCAATTAAACAAAAGTATGCACCATTCTGTAAACAAGGTGATAATTGGTTTTTAAAAAGGCCTGAAGGTTTAATGCCTATATACTATAAAGAAGCCGATGGCCCTATAGTTATTAGTGAGGGCGAAAAAGCAACTTTAGGCGCAAATCAATTATACGATGGACCTACAGCAACTTGGCATGGCGGCGTTAATAGTTGGAAGAAGGCCGATTGGTCACCAATATATGGTAAGGACATTATTATATGGCCGGACAATGATGAAGCGGGCTTTAAATGCGCTAATGAATTATCAGAATATTTAACTGAAAATAAATGCTCTGTACAAATTGCTAAAGTGCCTGAAGCTTTAAATGATAAAGATGATTTATACGATGCATATCATAATAATATTTTTAGTAAAGAATCTTTTAAAGATTATTTAGATACTGAAGTTTCAAAGCCTAAAAAGCCATCACTTGTTTTACGTAAGATATCTGATCTCATTGCTAATATACAAGAGCCAGAATGGATTATAGAAGACATTATGGAAAAA